TTTTTGCTCTCTTTTATATCTAACGCCGCTTGGTGAAATGCCAATACGTATTCAGGGTTAAAACTAGCGGGCGCAATATCATCATCTTTTAAGACTAATGGCAATACCCTATCACAATCGGGAAAATGCCCGTCTAGTGCTTGGAATGTTTGTTCACCAGTAGGCGTTATAACGTGTATTTTTACCCCGTCAATAGTGAAATGTAGAATTTCATTGGCATTTCTAGCAGCTCCAATAAGGGCTTTTAGTGCGTCATTACCGATAATAACGCTACATTTCTCCCTTGGTGCGTCATCTATCAACAAACGCCCTAGCATATGCCCATTTGTAGATTCTAAATACGTGCCCCGATTATTTTGCACTACATGGATACCGCATAGGTAATAACGCATATCCTTAGTAGAACTAAAACGATTAAGGGCTTTTAACTCTTTACGCATAACTGAAAATTTCATATTGACACCTTTTAAAAAACCCTAGGGAAATTCCTAGGCCACTAACCCCTAGTTAAAAGGGTTAGCAGTCTAAAAATTATCTTACTTGTTTAACTTGTATCCCTTGCATATTAGTTTCCGCATATACAGTAGGATTAACACCATTTAAGCCCCTACGTTCACAAAATAGGTTAAATGCTTCATCTATTGAGTTAGCCATAATGGTAGTGACACTAAAATCACCCTTAGCCCATACGTTGAATAAATATTTCATAATTAACACCTTTTAAAAAGTTAAACAATCAAAATATGCAAGCAGTAGGGTAACCCATGCTATACAAAAAACAAGGCCACAAATAGTTTCATATAAGAATTGACGCATAGTTAACACCTATTAAGAGTTTTTAGCCAATAGATTAAAAGATTTTAGGTAATCCCTTGCCCCTTGGTAAGTATCGGCCATTATTTTGTCGCATAGTTCACCATTTTTATACAGTTTGACAATGTAATAACCATTGTGTGCGATACGTTCAAACGTAGTGTAATTCCCGTTTTTTTGTTCAGTAATTTTCATTTGTAACACCTATTAAATTAGTTGATTGAGATTGATAGTTTATGGATTGTTAGCCCCTAAACAATAGGGATATACCCTTGTTATCGGTAAAAATAAGATTGTGCATTTTGTATACAATCTCTAGGGTTAGCCCCATAATATTTTCTACCAGTAATATAACCAGTTACAAACCAGTAACCAGTAATCGGGCATTTTGTAGGTTTCATTAATTGCCCCTATTAGACTTTATTAGCCCATTCAAGGCCATTAGTAGTTGCATGGTAGGTATGATTATCATAATCATGCGTTAAAAATCCATGCTTTACCAGAGTATCCATAATTGAATTGAACTGGTTAAGAGTAGCACCATGCCCCATTAGTGCACTATAAATAATGCCACTAGGTGCACCAGTAGGGCTAAGGTTAGCCGATTCGATAATCCCCTTGCCTATACTTTGCAATGCTTTAATTTGATTGTTTGTCATGTAACACCTATTAAAAAAGATTGATAAAACCCTAGATTGTGAAACCTAGGCCATAAACCCCTAGAGTTAACCAAGGGCTTACAGTCTATGCTTACTGAATAGAATCAGTTTGTGAAATATGGAAAACCGATACTGGTCTAACTAGTTTGCTTGGTTTACCCGTTTGCTTGGATTCTGTATCTATCCAAGTAACGCATTTAACACCAGTTTCCCCTTTTCTAACTTGCCTACCAAGGGCTAACCAAGCATTGTAGGTGAATACATTTTCCCTAGGTTTAATCTCTAAGGGATTGATACCCTTATCAATAAAGCCCTTAATTATTGTAGGATAGTTGATAAGAGAATCACCATGCTTTGCACGATTAAGGGATTCTAGGGATTGTGTTGTTTTATCCATTGTGACACCTATTAAGTTAGTTAAAAACACACTGATTATTTGTTAACCAGTGCTACTAATATAACGCCTAGGCCACAATAAAGTAATTAGGACAAACCCTAGGTTATCTAAAATCTTTTCTATCAGTTACCCTATATTGATAGTCAATTACTATTGTAATACTTTCTTACTTAATTGTAGATTGTATGCAATAGGTGTATACAGTTTATAGAGTATTACCATTATGGTGCATGACTTCCATATGCGAGTAATTCTCATTTGCATTTACCTAATGCTAACGATTCTCATTTGTATTACAAGTTAGTGAGTGCTCACTTACCATTAAGTTAGTATCTACTAACCTGCTTAGTTAGTGTGTGCTTACTTCGCATAAGTTAGTTAGTGCTTGCTTACTTGCTTAGTTAGTGGTTGCTAACATCTAAGTTAGTTAGTGCTTACTTATGTATGGGGGGGAGGGGGTAGTCGTGCTGTGTAATATTTGTGGGAGCCTCTCCCCCACAAGAAAAGGTAAATTGGCTTTTTAAGTAACGAGGACTAGGTAACAAGACTTGTAAGTGATGGACGATAGCCTGTAACCCGTATATACAGGTAAATCTCAAGAAGAGAGAGCCTCTCGTTTATCTAAGTTACCTCCATGTTTGTCAGACAGTGGAAGCCCAAGCAACGTTGCCCCGTTCGCCTTGTCTGCGGTGTTATCACAACATTAGCAGAGGGTTACTAGAAACTCGCCCAGTTCACTACGTTTATCCTACTTGGTCGGCTCAACCGCATAGAGGGGTGGGTCATGCCCCCGTTGTCTTTACTATATCAGGGATTACCCTATTGTTCAACAAATAAATCTAGTTCATAATAGAGTTGCCAAGACGCATGGAGATTGAGTCTGAATTGCAATCATTAAGTGGTCGGTGTTCTAGAAGTCCGAATCCGCTTAGTCTCCAGCCGTGTTGGTAATGCGTAATGCGGGTTAGCGCCGTAGCCAAATGTGTTGTGCAAATTCAAAAATACACTGCTTTATGTGGACGTGTTACCAACAACTAACTTCCCCTTTGTGGACAAAAGTACATGACTGAAACTAAACCCCGTGGTAGACCAAAAGGCTCTACTAACAAACAGTTCTCCCTTACCAGTTATGCTGATAAGCCTGAACTAATCACTCTACCCAAGACTGAGACTGCTCAACTCAAAGAATTAAAGAACCTTCTGATAAACAGCGCAGGTTCTAGAGTAGTCCACAAGGCGGTAGAGATAGCCATGAATGATGAACACCCTGCCCAACTAGCCGCTATTAAGTTGTGCATGGACAGAATGTTGCCTGTCTCGATGTTTGAGAAGGAAGGCAAAACCCGTAGTGCTGTAACCATCAACATTACTGGAATAGGCGAGATTTCGCATACCCCTGAAACCATAGATGCTGAAGACATAGAGGCTAAGAATGAGTGATCTGAACTTCTCCCTACTGCCTTGGCAAGAAGAAGTCTTCAAGGATAAGACTAGGTTCAAGGTAATTGCGGCTGGTCGTAGGTGCGGTAAGTCCCGTATGGCGGCAGTCACCCTACTTATTGAAGCATTGAAATGTCCTGCGGGTTCTGCGGTTCTTTATGTTGCGCCTACCAATGGTCAGGCTAGACAGATTATTTGGCAAGTTCTAATGGATTTAGGAAGGGAAGTTATCCAAAATGCCCACATCAACAACCAAGACATCACCACCATCAACGGAGCAACCATCTACGTCCGAGGTGCTGATAGACCCGATACCCTCCGTGGAGTCTCCCTCACCTACGCAGTCCTTGACGAAGTTGCGGACATTAAGCCCGAAGCGTGGGAACAAGTTATCCGAGCCTCTCTCTCCGATAGAAAAGGAAGAGCCATGTTTATCGGAACTCCCAAAGGAAGAAACTGGTTTTACGATCTCTTTCGATTGGGCGAAAGCGAAGAAGATAAGGACTGGAAATCTTGGCACTTCACCACAAAAGACAACCCCCTGATTGACCCTACTGAGATTGAGTCAGCCAAGAAAACCCTGTCTTCCTTTGCTTTTAAGCAAGAATACATGGCATCCTTTACCAATGCTGGTAGCGACATCTTCAAGGAAGAATGGATTAAATACGGGGTTGAGCCTGAGTTTGGAAGTTACTACATAGCCTGTGACTTAGCAGGATTCGAGGAAGTTGCCAAACAAGCGGCTAACTCTAAGAAAAGACTAGACCAGACTGCTATCGCTGTGGTTAAGGTAACGGATGATGGCAAATGGTTTGTAAAAGAGATTGTCTTTGGGCGTTGGGACATCCGTGAGACTGCGGCAACTATCTTGTTGAAGATGCGGGAATACCGACCTTTGGCTGTTGGAATTGAGAAAGGTGCGCTTAAAAACGCAGTTTTACCATATTTATCTGACCTAATGCGTAAAAATAATGTATATTCGCATATAGTTGACTTAA